TCTATACCACCTCGCAATCGCTGGTTCTGTGAGTCTCGCTGGATACTATGGTACCCGTGGGGCACAGCGCTACGACATTGGACACAAATGCACGAATGGGATGACCAAGATCATACGTTTTGTGACATATCCATTCACTTACGTGTGGAACGGACTGGTATCTGCGAATGATACGGTCGCCCGGCGCTTGGAGACTTTGGTCCCTGGGTTACCGGGCTGGTGCTATCTTCGTGCCTTTCCTGCAATTATTGGGGTTGCTGCTGTGTATGCTATGTACTACATGTGGTACCAGCGCAACCAAGCAAAGAAACGAAAGAAGAGACGTGATGGAAAACGTCCTGAGGCTATTTTGCCTTCAGATAGTATTCTTTCCGGTCTACTTATATCGGCGGTGGCTGCGCGAGCAAAGACTATTGTCAAATTTTGTGCAGCGTCGTTTACAGTATATCGGGTTGTTGAAAAGCTTGAAATGGCATTTGCCAGCGAGAACACTGGTCGGCGCTCAAAGTTGCGAGAAAAAGTGGCTGGCGCTGTTGAAGAGTTTGAGCACCTGGGTGGCAACCAGCGACCCGACGATGCAGCAATTTCTGCTGCGGGCCTATGGACAGCTACGAAGGATGTGGTGTTCTGCTTTACCTTTGTCTCAACCATACTTTATTTGTTGGACTGGCTGGCTTCGAAGCCTCGCGTTAAGAGGCGCGGGGCAGTACGTGCAAAGCAAAATCGCGCTGGTAGTGGCGCACGAATACATGAGATTGGATCTAACTCCGATAGTGATGAAACAACACCACCACCGTTACTCGACGATCCCAGTGACAGCGGAGATGAGAGCGATTCAGATTTTGAATCATTGGACGCTCGTGGAAGATCTAAACGAGTTGGTGATCGCGTCCCACACACAAGTTATCCCCCGGACTACCCTGAGGGGAAGGATCATGGTGTGGGCAGTAACAGCTCCTACGAATCAGCTAATTGGGCTCGCACACCGGAGGATTTACCATACGCTCTCTTGCGTTTGTGTTATCTCTCAACTGATGGTCATTATACTCAGTTTCTTACTGGGACAATCGTGGGAAATTTTGTGGTTACTACCGCTCATGATGTACCTAGAAATGTGCCGCTTTTTTGGACGTGGGACGGAACAAAGTTTGTGGCAACTGGTGCGGCGGCCGCAGTTATCGAAGACAGGAAGAGTGGTGATGATTACATCCTGTGGACTCGGCCTAATGTGCTTGTGGCTACTAGTGGACGTGCTCTCAAGAGCGCAAGAATTGATGCTGACCCCCCTAAACCTGGTTCTCGCCTTAATCACGTTAAGTTCACTTCTATGCTGGGTGGAGGGCGTGTTGATCACGCTACTTTCAACAATAATGTGGAGGTTCAACGCGTCGATAAGGGCGACCCAGGTCATGTATGGTGTTTTAATAGTACTGACAAGGGGGATTGCGGCAGTGGTTACTTCAAGGGTGAGACTGGCAAGTTGTGTGCTATACACCAGCTTGGATCTGATGATAAGACCGGGCCTCAGGGTGGACTATTGTTCTCAAGAAAATTTATGGAGACTTTGGTCGCTCTTTCAAGTGGTCGTGGGTCTATTGGGTCTAGTGTTAGTGTTAAAGAAGCACTCCAAGTGTTGGAAGCTGCCGGCGTCCTCGTTGGACCAAGTGCTCCCGTACGGCCATTGAAGAGGGAAACAGCGGAAGTGGTTATGACGGATGAGCATACAACAGTGATGTTGATGCAAGATGAGGAGCGACCCGATCATCATCAAGGTGTTAGGTTCTACGCCAATCCTAAGGGGGCTGTGGTACAATACGTTCCTCAGGTGCCAAAGACAGCCACTAAGGAGAGTCGATACCCAACTGGACAAGTGTCCATTGAGGAAATACGACAGGTGATACGGGAAGAACAAAAGAAAGAAGAACCAAAAAACAAGGGGGGAAAGGCAAACAAGACGCCCTGTCCTCACTGCGAGAAGGTGGGCAAGAAAAATCGTTACCATCCGCAGGAGAAATGTTGGACATTGCATCCAGACAGGGCTCCTCCGGCCTCTTCCCAGAATCAATCGGAGGCAGACGGGAAATCTTCAGAAGAACACTAGAGGCCTATCGAGGCCTTCTTGGCCTAGCGTTGCCAGAACTTGAGCCAGATGCTCACTGGCAGTCCAAATTCGCTGTTGTTCATCACCCCATTTGTATGACTCATAGAAAAGTGAGAAATAAGCCAAATGTAGTGAAGGACACGGTGTTGGAGGACTTGTGCAAGACGGAGTTTCCTGAAGCAAACTGGGAGTATGGTGTAGCACTTCCTTCATTGGAGGCGTCTTTCATTGACTACCAGAAATGCTCAGTTGATTTCGATAAGTGCAAACGACTTGACCCGAAGCTCATACGTAAAGCGTGTGACTTTGTTGTGTACTTGATGTCCCCTGCTATCCCAAAGAAATGTGACTTGATCAGTCTATCGGAGGCTATAACTCTTGTAGACAAGAATACTTCACCCGGTTTCCCTTGTAGTGCAATTGCTCCCACAAAGGGGGAATTTATGTCCGGAAAATCAAAGGCCCACCGTAGACAACGGAGTGGGCGAGAGAGAGAGCAACGAACGGCACCAAACATTGAGCTCTTGGTTAACCGTTTGCGACAAGGTGGATGGACTTTCTACTCTGTTAGTACAAAAGAAGAGCTCAGATTACTTGAAAAGCTCAAAGCTGACAATGTTCGGACTTTTGTTCCTGGCAGCCTCGATGAGTGTCTGCTTGGAATTGAGTCATCATATGAGTTTGATCGACAACTGTGTGATGCTCCATTGCAGCAACCGATTACCATTGGAATATGCTTGTACTATGGACAGTGGGACGAATTTCAGAAAAAGCAGAGATTCCCCATGTGGTCTACGGATTCACCGAAGTGGGATGGACATTATCTCCCTTTGTTTGTCTGGGTATGTGCTTACGTGCAAATGGCGTTCAGCTATGCTCGAGTTTGGGCTACTTTATTTCATGTGGCTCGGCTACTTGAATGCGGTATGCGCGTATTTGGTAATGGTATCACGATCTTTCAGAAGGGTACTATGCCCAGTGGGAGTCAGCGAACAATCACGTGGAATTCAATAGCCAAGTTGTTTGTTTTAATTCTCTTCTTTGTTCAGCAGGGACTTAGTCTGCAAACAATTCAGGAGGTTGTAGATATCAATGTGCATGGTGATAATCTTCGGTATGGAGTACGGGAAGACTTTCGTGATCGATTGAACCCGTCTCAACTGAATGCGTGGCTGGATGAGATTCATTGGCCCGTGTATGCGGTACCGTATGACGTAATACCAAAATCACCACCTATTGTGACGTATATAAGTCATGTGAGTGTGCAATTGAATGGGAAGTGGGTTCCGATCCATGAGACTCCGATGAAATTGGTGTGCTCAATAATCCTAGGCGCTGATCGAGAAGTGCCGGAAGGAATGAGCAAAGAATCATACCACCTTTCACGGTTTTGGCAGATAACCAATATCCTATTTCCAGACACACCACTTTGGCTGAGACTCGTGCGTGTTGGCGAACAATATGAACGAATGTTCGACCAAAAGTGCCGCCATGATAAGAGTTGGCGTGATGCTAAAGCTCAGAGAAAGAGTGAAGCCGCACTTGTGCTGTTTTTTACTATGCCTAAGGGATATTTCTATTAAAGCTCTTTGCCAGCCCAGGTTCCGCAGGGGATGGCACCGAGGTGTCGATATTGCCACCGAATTTTGTGGCACGATGCTTGTGTGTGGCCCTACTGCCCAGGAGCCGGAGGGAAGTCAACTGGTAAGATGTCTGAGAGAAAAAACTCGAAAGGCAAGGCGATGCAGCACCCGCCGATACCACCCGCTGGGGGGACAAAAGCCCAGCAAAAGGTTATGAACCTAATTCAGGATCCCGCAGCAGCCAAGCGGCTCTTGAAATCATCTGGAGATGTGAGTACTGCCAAAGAAGTACCTTTGAAAGGCTCGGTTGGTTTACCGCGGCCCCGCGTACTCAATCCATGCAAGTTCTGTGGAGTGAAGAAACCAAATCATTTGGGCGGGGAATGCTTCCAGAACCCAAAGAATGTGAAGGCACAACAAGGACACGCGACAACTGTCGGACCTCCTGTGCCAAACCCCGTGAACCGAGGAGCACAGTTCAAAATGAAAGGTCCTGCCAAGAAAACGATGTTTCAGATGGGCAGGGCTGCAGCTGCGAGCAAATCTGCGCTGCGTGTTGCCTCGGGTGGAGCAGCGCCCAAGTTGATGCACTTCTTCAACATGGTGCAGACCGGGCTAGCTGCAACTCCGAAGAAAATGGGGAGCTCATCACATGAGTACACCCCAAGCGCTATCATGGATCGCATGAACAACTACAAGGGTGAACATAACCCTGGGCAGAAGAAATTTAAAATGCCCTCTGGTGTCATGGCGGACATTGTGGAGCGTGTGGAGGGACCAGCAGCAGAAATAGGCAAGAGATATGCCTATGGTATCTGCAATCCTCTCATTGCTCCTCCATGTGCCGTACCAGACGTCAAGATGTATCGTACGGGGTTGCTTAAATACCCGACGAAAGTTTCAGCGAACACCGTGCAGAGTTCAGGTACTGACACAAGTTACTTCACTGATATTATGGTGACACCAATGAGCAAACAGTTGGTTACTAAAAGTACAACATTTGTGAATGGTGTAAGTACAGTTGTGGCGAACACCGACGATGAGAATCAGACCTATCTTGCGGCAACGAACATTGCGCAACGGGTCACAACGTTGGGTGTGCGTGTACGCAACACCACAGCGGCAGTAAATCGACAGGGAAGATGGGCGGTTTTGCGATTACCTTTCGCATCCGTACCAGCAAACTTGGCTCTTGCATTTGGAACGCTTGAGTCATACCCGGATGCACAGACGGGAGATTTTGCCGAGCAGGCATCGTTTGTGTACCCGTGGGTTCCAGCTGGTCCTACGGATATTGCCCTGATATCCCCAACTGCTACTGTGGCATCAGATAACACAGTGATTTGGATCTTGTGCAATGCTGCGGCAGCACAAACAATTGAAGTTGACGTTGTGCCTTGTTATGAGTATAGGGCCATCGTAGCATCAGAAGTTGCATTACCTGTTGCTGTTGCTATTGGCGACGAAGGGGCAGCCGCCGAGTACTTGGCGCTTGCTATGCAATCTGGTGTGCTTCATAATACGGTGGATTCATTGGATGGAGCACCGATAATGG